GGTGTCGTCCGTGTAGCCGTCGATGCGCAGCCGCAGGTTGGCGGCGATGGCGGCCGCATCCTTGATGGCATAGAGGTCCGCCATAGAAGTGGGCTTGATGGTCGCCTTTCCGCTGTCGAACTCGATGTGCCAGGCCTTCTTCGACACCGTCTGCGTCATGGGCATGGACACCGCCAGGGCCGCCACAGTCGCCCCGGTGTTCTCCGGGATGCCCTGCAGGGCGGTCTTCAGGTAGGACAGGTCCACGACATCGTCATAGGCCGGGATCGAGCCGTCGCCGGTCTTCGGATACAGCGAAGGGTAGAAGGTCTCGTCATAGCCCTTGAAGACGCGATAGACGGCGCAGAAGGTGCAATCGGTGCCGGCGCGTAGGCCGAAATAGTCACGCTGTTCGGCCAGCATCAGCACCTTTGAGCCGCCCAATTCGACCGAACTGCCGGCCTTGTTGGTGCCGCGGGCACCCTTGTAATATTTCGCCCAGTAGCCGACATCGCCTTCCTTGAAAACCTGACGGTGGACGGCGTCCATCTGCATCAGGGCATCGCCGCCGGAGCGGATGGCGTCCGCCGCCCGGTCGGAAGCCTTCAGCATGCCGACGACGAAATCCTGGTGCGCGGCCATCCAGTCCTTCGCCCCGATGATGAGGGCCGGCATCTGGCCCGCATAGTCGTGCGTGGTGGCAACCGAGACGATATCGCCGTCATACTTCTCGACAACCGTCACATCGCCCGGCGTCCAGGTGGCGGTGCCGTTGACGCAGACGCGCTTCGTGCCGCTGGCGATCCCGCCGCTGATGATGGTGCGGTCCTCGCAGGCCTTGGCAATCAGCTTGTCATCCGCCGTGGTGAACATATCGACATCGAGGAAGTTCATGGCGTCCGGGTCAAACGTCTTCTGGTCGACGTTGATCTTGGTGCCATTATCGGCCGCATACTTGACGCAGACGTTCCAGTCTCCATCGCGCGGAACGGCGGCAATCAGCGCGCCGCGGCCCTGCTTGTCGGCCACAGCCTTCTCCATCATGCACTTGTCCTCGCCGTCGCTGAGACCGATGGCGCCGATGGCAGCGTATTTGCCGGCAATGCCCAGCTTGTCCAGGGCGGCGGCGACATAGGGATAGGCGTCGCCCATGATGACAAAGAAGGTATCGCCATTGCCGCTGGTGATGAACTTGGCCAAGTTGGTTTCCATCTGGCCATAGTCATCCTGGCGCTTGATCGAAAGGCAGCCGCCGCCCGTGTATTTGTCGAGCAGAGACCCGCGGGCGGTTTCGGCTCCGCCATTGGCAAAGAGCGCTCCGCCCTCGCCATTCCAGGCCAGGACTTCCATCACCGGGCAGTTGCCGGTGACAGTGCTGCGGCCGGTGGCCGCGGCCAGCGTATAGGTGGGATGGATGTCCGAAACCGAGAATTTGTTGATGGTGGTTTTCTCGACCGAGGACGAGGCCACGCTGGTGGTGTGGCCCAGCAGGCCGGATTTGACGACTTGCTGGAAGCCAAAGTACCCGACAACCAGAACGACGGCGCCAGCGATGGCATAAAAGCGGGGGGATAGTTTCAAGGCAATCTCCTGTTGTTGAGTTATGAGCGGATGAAAGACGAAAGGACGGATGGGCCGACGTCCGGAACAGATTGCCCTGGGGGCGGAAGCGCCTGCGTCATCTGCACGACGCGGCCGCCCTTCTCCTGCACCCTGGAAAACAGTTCTTCCGAGAAGGTGGCGTCTTCGAGGCTGATGGACTGCATGGTCGGCTCGATGGAGGCAGTCAGGTCGTCAAGGCGCCCCAGTTCCTCGCCATACTTGGTCTTGATGATGTTCTCGGCCTCGTTCGCCATGTTCCATTGCTGGCTGTGCGTGAAGCCCATGGCCTCATTGGCGCTATCGACGGCGCCGCCCATGGCCTTCTGGCCTTCCCACATCGCCTGCAGGCTTTCGGCCTCGGCCTGAAGGTTCTGCGCCATCACATCGCACGCCTGGCTGACATTGTTGAGCGTCTGGTAGACGGGCTCCATGCGGTGATACATGGAATCCAGCTTGTCGGCGGTATCGGCATAGGTGCGCGCCTGCCGGATGGCGATTTGCTCTGCGGCTGCGAACTGAGGCTTGCCGTGGGCGCCGATAGCCGTGTCCTGCGCCTTCTTGGCCCGGCCGCGGAAATCCGCCGACTTCTCCTGCAGGCTGCGCATGGTGCCCCGCACCTTGGATTTGGAAGCGTCCACGGTCGCCTTGTTGTCCAGCACGGCTGCAATCCGGTCCTTGATCGGCTGGACTGGGTCCAGGCGGATGATCCGCAGCACGGCGGCATTGACCGCCATCATGAAAAGCCGGTTCAGGATGCCATTCTTGCTGAAGAACGAGATCATCACGAAATAAGTGGCGATGAGTCCGCCCAGCGCCATCAGCGCATGCGTACCGTTTTCGAATATCTGTTCGGCCAGAGCGAGAGCCGTCACAGCATCGGGCGCCACGCCGTTGAACAGCTTGAGCGCGCCGATGGCCATAAGGGCAAGGAGCCCGTAGCGGATGTAGGTGCTTGCCGTCTGGGTCTGCTTCGGCATCCATGCAGGCGCGGTGATGACGTCATTGGCCATGGTGGGTTCCTACTGAATGTTGGAGAAAGTGGCTTGGGCCTGCTGCAGCGGCTGCTCGATGCGCTGCACGACGGCTTCGAAGCGGGTCTGGCCATCCGCAATCGCAGCCTGAGCCTGCTGCTTCTGGGCTTGGCTGGCGGCGATCTGCTGCTGGGAGGCGGAGATTTCAGCCTGAAGGCGGCCAATCTCGTTGGCGTCGTCAGCGATCTTGGCATTCAGGCGCACGATCTCGGCCTCGGCCGCGTCCACGCGCGATGCCTTGGCTTTCTCGATCTCCTGCCCGAACTGTCGACGCTGCTGGCCAACGCGATCCAGCGCCATTCCGATATCGGCCTTGATCTTCTGGACCGAGATGCCGGGGTTGGCCTTGGTCAGGATCGAGAGGGTGCGCGCAACATCCTGGCCGCCCAATTCCTGATGCAGGTCACGGAACAGGGTGTAGTTGTCGGGCGCCGGGAATATCTGCTTGGTGAGAGCGTCCAGGCTGTCCTGATCCACTGGCGCGGCTGGCGATGGCGTAGCCACAAATGCCGATGGCGGCATGGAAGCGCGCGGTGGCACAGACTGAATGGGTGTGGCGACCTTTTCCTCTTCGTCGAGTTCGACGCCAATGCCGGCGAGTATGGATTTCCCGAGGCTCATTTCGCCTCCAGGATATTGCGGGCGCTCTTGAGCAATTCGGCGCGCGCCCAAATGGAGATCGGAAGGTCCGCCTTCTTCGCCGCCTTGTCGAGTATCTTGCGATCCTCCGGCGTAAGCGCGATGGAAAGGCCGTCCGTCTTGTTGCTCTTTTTCGGTGCCATACGGCAATATCCCATGAAGGTTGCCATGCGATATGGTGGCACGATACGGCATATGTCAAGTGGTGGCACCCGCCGAGGGATTCGAACCCCCCTTTTCAACTCCTGCTACGGTTACTCGTTTAGAAGACGAGTCCGGTTACGCGGGCCTAAACCATTGGAGCGTCGAGCAGGATTTGAACCTGCGCTGGGCATGTTGCCGCCAGATTAAAAGTCTGGTGTCTTCGACCGCTCGATCCACCGACGCTAGATATGGTAGGCCATATAGGAATTGAACCTATGTTGTCCGGGGTTAAGAATCCCGCGCTAAACCACTCAGCTAATGGCCTTCAACTGGTACAGGCGGAGAGAATCGAACTCTCATTTGCAGCTTCCGTTACGGCGACGCGCTTTCGTAGAGCGGCCCGGCTACGCCTGTGTAAGCATTGCCGGCAGGAATCGAACCTGCTCCCATTCGCCTTCGGAGGGCGATGCGCGTCCGGTGCGCCACGGCAATATAACCTTTGGAGTGCTTGGCAGATTACCCAAGCCTGCTGACGGCACGTTCCCATGCCGGACTCCAGAACTGGCGATGCTGTCGGGAATCGAACCCGAGTCTGCCCCGTGACAGGGGGCCGATCTTGGCCATTGAACTACAGCACCGTGGTGGCAGTTGGATTTGAACCAACGATCATTCCGTTATGAGCGGAAGGCATTAGACCGGGCTATGCTATGCCACTTCAAATTGGTGGACGCTGATGGTCTCGAACCACCGGCCTGTCCCTTATCGGGGGACTGCTCTTCCAGCTGAGCTAAACGTCCGTACCAGCGCGAGGACTCGAACCTCTGCCTCCCGGCTCACAACCGGGCGCTCGTCCTCCGAGCTTACGCTGGCAAAATGGTCTGGACGGAAGGATTTGAACCCTCGATCTCCTGTACCCAAAACAGGCGCCTTACCAGGCTCGGCTACATCCAGATATTTGGTCGTCCCTGCATTGAATCGAACACGCGACCTTCCCCGTGTAAAAGGGCTGCTCTTCCACTGAGCTAAGGGACGATATTTTGTTTTTCCTTTCTCCGTTTTACGGTCATGCGCCGATGGCAATTTGCACAGCGGACGTCACACTTTTCCATTTCTTTCAATACCAACGCGCGGGCCATATAGCGCCCCATCGAAACAGCAAAACACTTGAGCGTGCCGGGACGATGGTCGAATTCAAGAACAATCGGGTCAGCCTCTCCACAGTCGACACAGGGGTGGGCCAGCTTGTATTCCAAAACCATCTGGTGGAATCGCTCCCGCCAGCGTTTCTGTTTGTCGCCGAGCCGTTTGGCATTTCTCTGATAGCTCGCTTGCTGCGCAGCCTTCTGCCTGACGGGGTCTTTGTATGGCATCGGCCTATGACCAGCACTGTTGACGGGGAAGTGGTTGAGGGGGCCGGATTCGAACCGGCGGTTTCCTGGTTATGAGCCAAGCGAGATGACCGGACTTCTCTACCCCTCGGGGCGGATGTTTCGCCGTTAGGCGACGACTATCCTCTGCGGTCGAATGGTAATTCGCCGCATTCGCTTATCTCGTGGTTTGAGATGCGATCTGGTCATGGGTGCGGATAATGCACATCCGCTGCCATCTGGCAAGCGGGGATCAGAGTCCGAGGCCGCGCATGGCTTCGTTGAGCCTGAGCGCCCAGTCCCGCCAGTCCCCGAACCCCTTGGCGCTGGGGACGAAGCGCGGCGCCAGCGCCGGCAGGTTCTTGACCGCCGCCGCCCAGGCCTTCCAGCCCTCCTCGTCGGTCTGGACAGGCACTTGGCCAAAAGGCTGCAGTTCGGCCGCCGTCAGGGCCGACCATCGCTCGATCGTCAGGCCGCGTGGATCAAATGGCATCAGCCCACCAGCTTGGAGATGATCTTCCAGCGGTTGCCGATGCCAAGCGACAGCAGCGTCAGGCAATCCCAGGCGAAGGGCAGGATATAGCCGGTCTGGTCATCGATTGTGCCGTTGTCGATAGTGATAGCGTTCGTGCCGTCCACCGTGCCGGCGACGTCCGCGATCTGAATGGGACGCCCAGCACCAGGCGAGCTTGGGAGCGAAAGCGTCACCGGCGCCCCGACAGTGTTGTTCACGCCGACGAAATAATCCGTCAGCAGGATGGCATAGGAGGTGGTTGGGTCCGGTAGAATGTTGACCGGCACCGTAACGATCGGCGTCAGCCCCGGGATATCTCCTATCGGCAGCTTTTTCGTGAGGCCATTCTGGATCAGCGCCAGCATGTCGCTGCTCCCCGGCGTGTCGGCCAGCGGCGCGTTGGAAACGAAATTGCTGAATGGATCCGTTGGGACGCTGCCAATGCCGCGGCCGCTACTTCCTGAACTGCTCATGGCGCCCCTCTCGTCGTCGGGTTGCTCTCATTCGTCAGCAGCCCCTGCAGATTGTCAGATACCAGCCATCCCGGCGTGTTCAAAGGCGTTCCGACGCCGCCTGTCAGGCGCGCGGCCCCGATGCCAGTATGCAGGATGTTTTTGCCCGTGATGTAGTTGCCGTTCAGCGTATTGGATTCGAAGTGCAGGGAGCCGAGCCGGAATTCATCCTTGAAGCCGACAAGCTGTTCCTGCGGGGTCTTTGGAATTCCCTGCAGCGTCACTTCCTGCCCCTTCGTCACGCCGCTGCGCGCATTGAAGCCGCCCATTGGGTACACGATCATGTCGCCGGACTGGATGATATCGGCCTCCAGCTGCTGGAAGGATGTCGCCTTGTCGTCCGGGCTCTGGCCGGCAGCCGAGCCGATATAGGGTGTCTCGAAATAGCTACGGATGGCGACAGGGCGCTTGTTCGCGCTCGCTTGGTCGCGCCCAAATTCGTGGACCCAGAGGCTGTAGCCATTCTGTCCGTGGCGCACGCCGCCCATGATAGGATAGGAAAAACCCTGAGCGAAGAAGCCGGCACCACGGCCGCCGTTGGGCAGCACGGTATCGTACCAGCAGTTCTCCCGGATATTCAGGATGGCGGCGTGCGAGCATTCCGTGGCACCAAAGAGCGGCGCGCAGAACCATATCTCGCCATACTTCGGCACCTTGTAGGCGAAGGCCTTGCCAGCATAGTCCCGGTTGATGTTGTCGAAGAACCAGTCCTGATTCTGGGTGTTGGGGATTTCCACCACCGTGCCGTTATACATGAGGAAGCGGTCGACGCCGGCCCACAGATAGAGACCGTCGTACTCAATGACGCTGTTGGCGCTCAGAATGGAACTGGAAGGCGAGACGGTATTGAACTTGAAGATGCCGTCGGCCTGGCCGACAAACTGAGCCGTGATGACTTCCGACAGACTCCAGAAGAGCGCAGCCGGACTGTTCACGCCGCCGCCACGCTGCGCCATGCCGGCAACAATCTTCTGGGCTGAGACGCGCGCCCTGCCAGCACCGGATGTGCCGCCGCTGACCCCGAGATAGTTCGGCAGATTCGGCGCGGACCAGCCGATGAAGCCATCGACATCGAAGTCGAACAGGTAGGGCTGCACGCACACAATGCCGCCAGCCACTTTTGGCGTATCGTACTGGCCTGAAAATGGCAGCGGATTCGTGAGAGGCTTCAGTTTGTCGTCGGCATCTATCAGGCCGATATAGGGGATTGTCTTGGTTACGCCGGCCAGCTGGTTGATGTCCGGAGTCGAATGGGCAACAAGCTGGACATTGGAACTTGTCGTATCGAAGAGGGCATCCAGCGTCCATCCGGCATTCGGCCCGGCAGCGAAAGAATCTGGCGTACGGTCAACATGGCTGAGAACATTGCCGTTGTTGTCAAGCACGATCTTTTCCAGGGACTTTCCAGTTCCGGCATGAATGATGATCTGGTTGCCCTGATAGAACAGGTAGAACTTGCGCGTGATGCCGGTCAGCGCATCGTAGGTCTCGTAATAGCCGTTGATCTTGCGTGGGCGCCCCAGCCGCCAGCGACACCACTGCGCGTCGATCGCGCGGTTGCTGTCCAGCGCCGTTCCATCGCGCTGCGTTCCAGGCAGGAAGTTGAGCGGGATAAGGCTCATTTCGCGATGTCCATGATCCTCACGCTGGCACCGCCGGTGTCGATGGCAAGATAGAGATTATGAAGAAGCCACGCGAAGGCATCCCCATGGTTCTTGCCATCGAAGGCACCGTCTGGCGGTACAATGTAGCGCTCACCGCTCTTCACAACATGCCATGCAGCGATGACGGATTTGGCGGAGATGTGCGTGCTTGACGGCAGGATGATGACATCCTTGCCAATGCTGACCGCGCCCCGATATCCGAGGGGGTCATGGGCTTTTGCCACCTGCTCGTCGCCGCTGTACCAACCCATCGGGTTGAGCGTCAGGGGATAAGACGCAGCCTTCAAGCGATCTCGCGGCCCAGGTTCCAGCAGACAGCAGATTGATTCGCCAGCCGGGGTCGAAATGGCTGTGGCCGTGCTGTTTTCATCCTCAAAGAGGCGCCTTGCGACGAATTCCCAAGTCATATCCGCCTCACTGATAGGAATAGATGATGACAGCGCCATCGGCACCATTGCCGCCACTGCCTCCGGCTGACGAACCAACGTCAATGGCCGCCCCTCCCCCTCCACCGCACCCAGGCCCGATGCCATTTTTGCCATTGACTCCGTCCGATGGGCTGGCCACCTGCTGCGCGCCACCACCGAAAGGCCCTATGGCACCGAGGCCGCCGACTGCGCCAGCACCTCCACCGCCCCATCCATAGCCGCCACCTTGGCCGGCAACGGACAGAATGCCGCCAGCCGTGCTGACCGAGCCTCCTGCTCCACCTGGAGCTTGGGCACCATTGGTCGCATCCGTGCCAGGAGAGCCGCCATTTCCGCCATTGCAGACCAAAAGGCTGCCGATGGACGAGCTAGTGCCATTGGTTCCGGCGTTAAGGCCGCCAAACGCGCCTCCAGTGCCGCCCTGCCCGACCGTGATCGTGTAAGTGGACGCTGGCGATGTAGTGGATCCAACAGTGAACCCACCGGCACCACCGCCGCCCCCGCCATTGCCATGGTTGCCAGATGTTGCATCGGCGGATGCGCCACCACCTCCAGCCCCCACAACTTGGCCGATGATGGAATGGCATCCTGCTGGCCGCGTCCATGTATAGGCACCATGCGCCGTGTAGGAATCGGCTTGAAGATACAGCCCTGTGGCGGAGGCCCATGCCGGATTGGCGGCAGCACCTTGAGTCTGCAAAAACTGTCCTGACGTCCCAGGCCCAAGAACAGACCATGTGGCCGCTCCGCGATACAGAATATCGCCCTGCGTGCTGCCGATCTTGTCGAGAACGCCAGAGGCTGACGACCAGATTGGGTCAGCCCCAGCGCCCTTGGTCATCAGCACATAACCATCCGTCCCTGCCACCAGCGCTTCCCATTCCGTTGCGCCGCGGAACAGGATGTCACCCTGCGCACCACCGATAGAATCGAGTGTCTGATAGAAGAACAGCGGCCACCAGTTTCCGCTGGCATCCGTCACCATCAGCAGGGACGCGCCTTGCGGGAGGGTGAAATCCGCACCAGCCGTTCCGCCATTGATCCTGTCAGTGCCGACAGGAACGATCGTTACGGCACCACCCTGCGCATAGGCGGAAAACAGGAACTGCGTGGTGATGTCCGAGTCTGTGGAATCCGGAAGGCTGAGTGAGAGCGCCGCCGTGCAGACGAAGGCGCTATTGATGGATGATGATGTCAGTATTTGGTCAGAAGCCACGGAGTATTCCGTGAGGGCGCTGGCCCCGAGCCCGAGAAGCGCCAGAATGGCGGCCGCGTTCGGTGCTTCGAAGATGTCAATACCGATAGCCGAGCCGCCAAGGTTGATGAGCGCCTGTTCTGCCGTGGCCGCACCAGTGCCGCCGCCGTCGATCGGAATGATAGGCGGCGTGCCGGCGAAGGTATTGAACCCGTCCGAGGCTGCCACTATCAGGCACGAATATGGTGATCCGCTGCCGCCTGGCGGAAGCGTGATGGTCGCCACGGCATTGATCGTATCGCCGCCAGTGGTCGAGATCGTCAGATCGTCGGTGCCGGAATTCGTCACCAGAACAAACCATCCGGCCGTCAAATTCGAGATGGCGTCCAGCTGCAGCGTACCGGGATCGCCACTCGTCCAGACAATGCCATGGGCCCTATAGTCGCTATCGACCAGAGTATTGGTGTTGATGTAGTCGGTCTCGATGAACAGCTGCAAAGCCGTCATAATTGCCTGAAGGCCAGCGCCAGCGAGTTGTCCAGCCTGGGCCGTGCTACTACCTGCACCCAGCTGCGTTGCCAGCCAAGAGCCTGCCGGGATGCCGTTGTCTTGCAGGGTGATGGTCCATGCTTCGCCGGCGGCGATGACACCAATCTGCGCGCCATTGGTATCCGTTAGCGTAAAGGATGCGTTGCCCGGATTGTAGAGGATCAGGATGGCAACGCCGGTCGCGCCCTGGGTTGCATCCGGCATCGCAAGGCTGAGACCAGTGTCCGCCGGCGTCACGGACATGACAGTTGCCACAACGGGGTCGCCAGATGATTCCCGCGGCCACACGAGGGCCGTATCCTCGGTCAGATCAATCTGAACGAAACTCTGTTGGGCTGGCGCGACATTGGCACCACCGAATGAATTCTGCCAATCAGCCATGAACGGCCCCCTGTGCCGACGCCACTAGATGTGGCATAAACGCGAAGCGCCGCCCGCTGCAAACGGAACGGCGCCTCTGACCAACACGCGAAGGAACCGCGATATGGCTAAATCCAAGATACGCGCCAACACTCACACGAGCAATACTTGCTCCGCACCACAATGCGAGCGAAGGCCGCTGGCGCAAGGACTGTGTGGCAAGCATTATCAACGCGCTCGCGCGTCTGGCCTTCCAGTTAAATACCCCCGCATCAAGGACTTCTGGGACGCAGTCGATAAATCTGGTGGACAAGATGCGTGCTGGCCATGGATGCACGGGAGAGCCACAAAGCCGGGCTATGAATATGGAAAGTGCAAGCACTCTGGGTGGGAAAGGTATGCACATCGTCAAGCGTGGGTTCTGGCGAACGGCCCAATTCCAGACGGCATGGATGTTCTCCACCGCTGCGATAATCCACCATGCTGCAACCCGAAACATCTGTTCCTCGGAACGCACTCGGACAATATGCAGGATAAAATCCGCAAAGGTCGCGCTAACCAGCCGATAGGAACTGCTCACCACGGCGCAAAAATATCCGAGGTAGATGTCCGCGAAATAAGACGCCTTGGCACAACCGACATGAGGCAGTCGGATATAGGGCGTCGCTTTGGTCTCAGCCAATACGCCACATGGGCCATTATCCACCGAAAAACTTGGCGGCATATAGAATAGCGCTATCATGGCCGACTCCGATCAGCGGACCTATCAAGAATCTTTTGAAGGTCCTGGTTTGTTAGAGTCGCCACCTCGAACTCAAAATAGGCCTGCCACGTTGGAATACGTTCGTCATTTTTTATAAATGGCGTTGCCTCCAACAACGAAGAGTAGAGGAGTAGATTTGGCGTGTAGTTGGTGAAGAAGTTGGTCTGGTTGGACTCGCTGAGAAGGGGTGGCTGCATGTAGCAGACGACCTCGATCGGGAAAGTGCCTGGCGATGTCGGCGCGATCAGCCAGTGCTGATAGTCATAGTCGCTGTAGAAGCGCGGCTCCTGCGTAACATCCTGCAGCGTGGCATTTGGCCAATAGGCGCGGCAGAATTCGTAGGAGCGCGGATACAGCGTCTTGGTCTCGGTGCCACCGTTGCTGCCATAGGAGAACGACACGGTCTCGCGCCAGCGGTCCGGCTTGGCGATAACCGACACGCCGGGCGTGAATCCGGTCTGGTCATTCAGAACCTCGATCGTGCCCTGCATCTTCAGAACCTGGATGATCTTGCGCTCTGCCCCGTTGATGAGCTTGGGGATTTGCTCAAGCACAGTCGGGTCAGACGCAAGGCTGGCGCCGCGCTCCAGGTATCGCTGCAAGTCCTGCTTGAGCGACGAGTATGTCATATAGGTTGCGCCTGCCGAACTCATGTCATCTCCTCAGTTCGGGTACAGGCCATAGTTGATCCAGACGGCCGTGCCGTCCTCAACCAGAACGCCGGGCGATGTGGGCCAGTCAGGTGGTGTTGCGCCCGATGTCCCTGCCGTCAGGCAGACGAACCACTGTTGCGGCAATTCCACCGCTGGATCGTTGATGTTTTGTGGCGTCACGCTGGCGGCGCGAGCATACGGTGTATTGGGCTGCCAGGTCGTGCGAAAGCCAACGGCTGTGATGCCGTCAAGCGGGTCGGCCACGAGATTTGGCGATGGGCCCGGCGAGTCGATGGCAACATCCGGGCGTGCGTGTTCCAGCGTGATGTCTTCTGTCTCGCGCGCCGGCAGCCGGTAGGGGTCAAACTCGTCCTTGCAGCCATCCGGGCACACATAGAGGCCAGGATAGTTGGGGTCTGGAGAAAGTTCATCATACGGATACTTGACGCTGCAACGCGCGCAGATGCCGATGGCGACCTTTGTCCGTCCGCGAGTATCAAGGAAAACTGGCATCCTCTACCTCGTATAGGGGGCAAGGTTGGGGAACAGGCGGATGGGCGCGCGCACGCGCTCTTCACTCCATGCGAGCATTTCCGACTTCTCTGCCTCCTTGTCACAAACCGGGATGCGCGCCGTGCGATCCTGCATGAGCATCTGCTTTGTGGCGCTGTCAGCCGTGCGCAGTTCCGGGTTCTGGATTTCATGGATGACGCGCGAGGCGAGCCGCCAGGTGATGGCCTCGTACCAGCGGATCGGCAATTCCATGATGTCGGTCAGGCGTCCAGGATCTTGGATGTAGCGTCGCGACAGGCACGAGATGGTGCCATTGTAGAAGCCCTCGGTGTTGAGGGTTGGCCATATTTTCAGGGTCGGCACATCAATATTGCGCTGCTGATAGGTGGAATTCGGCCGCGACGCCTGGAACTGCTTGTTCGGCAGGTTGTAGTAGTCGTCGATGTTGAGCGGGCCGTTCTCGATATCCTGCCCGTTCGCCAGCGCGAATTGCAGCTGGTTGAGCGTCCATGTGCCGGCCTGCCCCTGCGTGTCGTATGTGATGCGCAGGAATTGTGTAGAGATCGTCGGGTTGAGATCGAAATAGGTCCAGGCCCCGGGCTCATAGGTGGCGCTGGGGAGCGTCTGGGCCAGCGTCCAAGTCGCGCCGTCTTCCGAAGTGTAAAGCTCCAATTCCGTGGTCAGCGCCGTGCTGCCGCCCATCAGGACGCCAATCGTGTCGGTCTCGGTCACGCTGGTGAAATTCACTGACACTGAAGGGTCTGGGCCCGGCACCACGACATCGTCGTTTGGCTGACCGCCGAAGAGCAGGATGTCGCCGCTATCGTCCGTCAGCGTGCAGGCACCGCGGTAGGGCATGAAGATGCGCCAGTAGCTGTGCAGCACCTCCATGGTGCCAGACAGCGTTGGCACATCGGGCGAGCCAATCTGGCAGCCCAGCAGGCGAAACTGCGTCGTCCACAGCGGGAATCCAGCATTGGTCCATTCGGCCGACAGCGTGAAGAGCAGGTCGAGACAGACTTCCAGATCCTCGCTGCCGAGCTTCTGCGGCAGCAGACCAGCCCGCCGGCAGGCGTGATCGATGATCTTCATATTCGTGTAGGTATAGGTGGCTACCGTGCCGCTGGTCGCTGCCATGGGGCCCTCACCAATTGAACTTTGGCGGGTAGGACGACGACGGAACGAGTCCGCCCATAGCCTTGTGTTGTGGCAGGCTCTTCATGGATCGGCCCTTATCGGCCTGGACGAAATCCTTGCCGACCGACTGTTTGATGCCGACGCGCTTGGCCGCCGCCGGGTCGTGGGCGACCATTTCCATGAGATTGTGCTGAGCGCGGCTTTTGCTTGGCATGCTGACCCCCGGGTATTCGTCCAGCCAGCGGTCAGGCGCCAACTCCAATCACGATTTCATACCACGGAGAGGCCGAAAGCGTCAGCCCCCTCGCGGCTCGTCGACGGGCGGCTCGGGTGCCGCGACCGGCTCAAGCACCACCGCCACATCGTCCGCCACTCCCTTCACCAGGGCTCCGGCGCGGTCCAGCAGGGCTGCGATGTCCTTGCCGGTCTGGCCGCCATGGTAGCGCCATTGCTCAGCCCATTCGGCCAAGGTGGACGCCTGGGCGGCTGCGACGGCCCGGTTCAGCAGGGGCGGCCGCCCACCTTGCCGCCACGGGCCATGGCGCCGCCAGCAGGCGGCATATCGGGCTCGGACGAGGGCTCGACGCCATAGGGCATCTGGCCGCCCGGCATGGCGTTGCGGCGGCTTGGGTTGCGCTGCGGATTGCGTGGCGGCATATCGTCCGCATCCGGCTCCCCACGCGAGGCCGCCATCTTGGCGACATGGGTGCCTTCGCCAGGGCCGCTGCTGCCCATGCCGGCCATATCCTGGCCGTCGGCGCCATGATGGGTCACATGGCCGTCCGGGTGGTGCATGGTGAAGCCGCCATGGTCGTGCTTGTGGACGACGGCACCGGTGCTGGGATCGTGGTGGACATGGACGACGCGGTGGCCGTGCGGATGGCCGTGGCCGGCCTTGCCGCCCTTGGCGTAGGTGTGGGCGCTGCCGCCGACCGGGCCGCCCTCGGCATAGGTCTGGAAGTTCTCGCCGTTGTTGGTCGGGCTGCTCTTGGCAAAGGGCGGCGCGGCGCTGCCCTTGCTGTCATAGCCCTGGGTCGAGCCGCTGAAGCCGAAATCCTTCTCCTGGGCGAAATGCTCGGGGGAGAAGTCCATCCCGTCAGGGATCCTGCGGATGCCGTTGCCCATGGTGTCAGTCCTTCTTGTTCAGGCCCCGAAGGGTCTCTGCGAAACGAGCGCGCTGGCCCACCTTACCAGATTTCTTGGCGGCGGCGGCGAGTTTTCCGGCCGGAATCTTCTGGCCCTGTGGCACGCCCAGGTCTTTGTGGAGCGCGCCAGGGTGCTTGATGGCGCCTTTGATGAAGCCGCCCTTGGCCCTGTTGTCGTACTGGGGATCGCGGCCACCGGAGATGACGCGGCTTTTGTTGTAATTGCTGCTGCCGCCAATCTCCACCGGCGCCAAGATCGAAGCGCCATGATCCCATGAAGTATTGCCGTGGCTGTCCATCTCGCCGTGATGGGTGCCCTGCTCGTCACCGTACTCCACATCCATCGTGTCCTTGCCGAAGGTCGGCCGCGGCGTCGGCTTGGCGGTATCCGGGTCCGGCGCCAGCCGTCCCATCGGGTTGGTCGCCATGTAGCGCGCGTCGGCGTCGCCCCAGTGTTTCTTGGACGCCTTCAGGTTGTTGAAGTTGCTGCGCTCCAGATCGTTCATGCCGGCGGTCGCGCCGTCTCCGGCCACCTTGCCGCCGCCAGCGAAGGCCTGCGGGCCCCTGTAGGGTTCCTCGCCGGGCCGATAATTCTCGGCCGCAGCGGCTTCGGCGGCATTGCCGTCCGAATCATACTGGTGGTCGCCGCCGTCGAAGTGCATGGCCGGCTTGGCATCGGCCGGCCCGCCATGGGCGCGCATCACGGGACCGCCCATAGCCATAGCCATCTGGGGCGGCATGGGCCCGCGGGAGATGGTCGGCGCCTGGCCGCCCAGCGCTGGCGGTACGCCACCAGCCGCAGCCTTGGCCTGGCCGATCTGTGCCCCCAGCTGCAGGGCTCCCAGGACCGCCTTGGCGGCTGCTGGAGCCTTATGGGGCATGTGGGGATGACGCTGAGCGCCACCCCCGACACGGCCCCCCCGGGCAAGCGTGGGCTCAGCCTCGGATGCCCGCGCCAGATAGGTGCCGTCCCCGAATTCGTTGCCGTCTCCGGTGGGATGCGGCAGCGGATTGTTCGGTCCCTTGTCGGAACCGGTAAAGCCAAAGGACGAGGGGAATTCGAAGTCCTGGCCGTCCTTGAGGAATTTGGTCGCCATGGCCTAGTCCCCCTGCTGTGTCTGGGTGAGGCGGACCGTGCCGGCCGCCACCAGGGTGAGGCGCGAGGCGCGCACCGGCTGGTTAATGTAGCCGAAGGTATCGCCCGTCTTGCCCGAAAGCTCCGTCCAGACCGTCACCGCTGGCGAGTTCGGATTGGCGAAGATGTCATCGAAGGTGACGTCCACCTGCCAGGTCGGGCTGCCCTCGGTCACGACGCCGGCGGCCGAGACCTCGAACTTGGTCCGGACATTGACATCCCACGGCACCCAGGGGCCTGACGCGGTTTCGGACGTTCCGGCCGTGACATCGCCGGCAGTCGCATCCGAGCCCGAGATATCCGTCACGGTGGAGAAATCGTGCAGCGTGGTCGCCACGCCGATATTCGCTCCCGCAATGGTTTCCGAAATGGCCACAGTGCCGCTGGGATTGCCAGGATCAGGCCCAGTGCCGGTGACGATGAAGTCGATCCCGCTGTCATCACCAGCGGATGTGACCGTCACGCGGCAGGGATGCTCCGGCGTTCCTACGCCGCCGGAGACCAGCGCGCCGTCCAGCGTCAGCGGGCCCGCGGCGCCTAGCGACTGGCTGGTCGCATAGCCGTCGGCGTCCGCTGTCGCAGAGGAAACAGTCGTGACAACGGGGCGTCCCACACGGTTACTCCCCTGTTAGGCGGGCTGTCCAACCACCAGCGCGGCCTGGTCATTGCTGTAGTTGGACCAGACGTCCGTGGCGGTGCCGGTGAAGCCGTGCGCCGGATCGATATCGGCGTTGCCGTTGTTGAACCAGTTGAGATCAATGATGTTGTTCGAGCCCTGGCCGGCGTTGGAGGCGGAATTGATGACGGTGTGGGTGCCGTCGCCGGCGGTGTGGAAGCGGTTGCCCTGGATGGTGGACCAGATCAGCGACGTCTCGATGTCGTCGTCGTTGCCATAGAATTCGTTGTTCAGGATCTGGTTGCGCGTCGGCACGGCGATCGATGTGGACGAGCAGTAGATGCCCTTCGCCAGCGACTGGAACTTGCAGCCCTGGACCAGATAGTTGGAATTGCCGCCGACATCCTGGATGCCATAGCCGCCCGCGCCGACGAAGCGCATGTTCAGCGCCTGGAAGTGCGAGGAGTCCGGATAGGTGGCGTCCTCGTTGCGATGGGCCTTGATGCAGGCGCCGGCCGTGGAGTCCGGGGTCATCAGGAAGTTCTGCACCGACCAGCCCTGCTCGCGCAGCTCCAGAAGCGCCTTGCCGGCGACTGCGCCGGAGGCCGGCGTGGTCCACTTGGCGCCATTGTCATCGCGCACCTGGCCGCCCACGGCGCCGATGATCTGCACGCCGGTGACACCCAGCGGGGCCACCAACTGCTCGCGCACGGTGCCCCTGAACATGATGACGTCGTTGCTGGAGAGGGCGCTGAAAGCCTGCGCCATTGTGGTGAAGACGCTGTAGGGCGAGTTGCCCTGACCGGCCTCGGTGGCCGCCGTGTTCACAAACCAGACGTTGCCGAACACCGTCGGGCCCGGCAGAACGGGGACGCCAAACGACGAAATCCCGTTGGGATAGTTGGTGATCGAGATGTTCAAGGCCATCGTGGTCTCCCAAAAGAAGGGCGCCGGGCCCGAAGGCCCGGCTTCTGATTACAGGCCAGGCGTTCCGTAGGCAGCCCGTGGATCCGTCCACCCGGGTATGTACCGCTCGGTGGCCTTGAACCGCATGGTGTCGGTTTCGAAATCGCCCTCCATCGAGCGCTTCAGGCCGCGGCGCATCATCATCTTGGCACCTTCCGGAGCATCCGTGCCGACCCACCAGGCGGTGTTGCTGGTCAGGCGGGACATATTGTACTGGCCCTCGCTCAGCAGCTTCATCGTCAGGATCGGGTTGACGTCGTTGTTCGCCGTGCCGGTGCGCAGCGCCGACTTCAGGATCGTCTCCGCCTGGAAGACATTGGCCGGCGCGCAGATGATGGCGCGCGGCATCAGGCGAATCTTCTTGCCGGTATTGTCGATAGCCTGGCGGACCTGCACCAGCATCTGCTCCAGCGAGGTCTGCGACAGGGCAGCGGCGCTGGTCAGCTGGTTGGAGAAGGTCGACGGGCCGCCGCCGGTGGCGACGATCGGGTGGGCGGTATTGATGAAGGAGACGCCGTCACCGCCCGGATAGGACGAGTTGAAGGCGCGGTTGTAGATGTTGGCGCCCAGCGTTTCCTTGGTCTCGATCAGGGACTGGCCAAGGTGCTTGGCGTAGATCTGGCCGATGCGGATGTGGTCGCCGTCTTCCACCAGCACCTGCGTCAGGGCGAAGGCAAGGCCCCAGATGCGGTAGTTGTAGCGCTTCATGAACAGCACGCCGCCGGCCTGGTAGGTGACGGGCGAGCCATCCGGAACTTCCGGCGCCGCGCCGAAGCCGTACAGGACTGGCTCCTCGTGATAGTTGCGCGGAATGCCGGTCTGCTCCCGCAGCGGACCGCGCCACTCGTCGACGCGCTGCTCGTAGACGCCGTCGAATTCCTCGTTGAGGATCGGCTCCACAATTGCGCGGAAATCGGTACTCCGCATCGGAATTGCCATAGTGGTCCTCCTATTTCCGCGCTATATTGGCGGGATGGAAACGATCCTCTACGCCCTGATCGAGGGCCGCATTGGACATGAAAATTTTGGAAAGCCGTTCTACATCGGTATCGGCACGCAGAGCCGTCCGCAGCGCCACCTCGCACTGGCCAAGTCCAAGGCTGGACATCGCAATTGGCGCCTGCACGAAGTTCTGGCGAGCCACCGCAGCATTGGCATTGTGCCGGAGATCGAAGTCTTGGCCACGTTCGCCACCAAGGACGAGGCTGATGCGGCGGAGCGTGAACATATCGCGCGCTGGGGCCGTTTCGGAATTGAGCCGGATGGCATCCTTTGCAATCTGGCCAGCGGCGGCCAAGGCCCGGACGCAGCCCTCATGCAGATGCCGGAAATACGCCAGCGCAATGCCGAGGCGCAGAAGAAGCGATTGCGCAGCGGCGTTCCAGAAGGCTCGCGACAGGCCATTGAACAAAATGCCGTCGACCCAGCGATAAACGCGGTCCGCGCTGCTGCCTCGACGGCCATGAACAACCGCACTTGGGCTGACCCGGAAATCCGGGCGCGCCGCATCGCTGCCATGAAGGGCAAGAAGAAGACCCGCAGCCAGGCCAGCGACGATGCACGCCGGGCCAACGCCAAGAAGGCACAGAGCAAGGAGGCACAGGAGAAGCGCACAGCCGAACTGAAAGCCCGCTGGGCCGATCCGGAAAAGCGCGCCCGCATGATCGCCGCCCGCGCGCACGGGACCGGCGGCAAGAAAGCCGTTCCTTCCGATCCCGTTGAGCGCGATGGCGAACATTCTGGCGATTCTCCGGCTTAGCCGATGGACGTCTGGTAGCCGGGGCCGACCTGCGGGTAGGCCACGCCGACGATGAGATCGGTGTAGGCGTCTCCGATGGAGTCGTTGACGCCCGTGAAGAACTCTTCCAGGAAGAACTGGCCCTGGCTGGAGCCCGCGACGCCCGCATGCAGAACGCCAGCGGCGCTGAGACCTGTGGTCGTGTTGCCGTTGCCGGGATTGGCGATGTTGAACTGGCTGCCCAGCAGCGCCTGCGCGACGGTGCCGTCGGCCTGCACCTGGAAGCGCAGGGATGCATCCCAGGCCGGCCAGACATAGACAAACATGTCGCCAGTGCTGTCATAGGTCGTGCCCGAGGGCCAGAAGGGCGACACGACTGGGCGCTGGCCGGTCGGCGTGTATTCGACGCCGGCGAAGATGCCGAAAATCTTGTCGGTCGTCGCCGTCACCGGCGTGATGGTGCCGTAGGTGGTGTCGATGAAGACCGGCTGGTATTTGTAGATGTTGGAGGCAAGCCCGGTGTGGATGCCGTTGGGAATCCGCAGGGTGCGCGGCGTGCCCGACTGGTGGGAAATCGGGACAAAGCCATAAGGCGTGGAGGTTGAGGCCATGGTGGGTCTCCCTTGGAAAACTGGTTTCCGCGGGCGCCCGTCAGCTATTCAGCGAATGGTTACGCGAAATGCGGGACGGGAGCCTTCTGGACGATATTGTCCACAAAGCCGTCCTCGTCGACGATCCGTCCCTTGTCGCGCAGCGCGTTCTCACCAGCGTTCTGCACCATGGCCTTGATCTTCTCTTCCTCGGCCAGAGGCATGCGGTGGTGGAACTCCGCCATCATCATCTGATAGCGGCGTTCAGGGATTTTCATGGCGACCATCTCGTTGATGGCCACACACCCGGCGTATTCGCCAGTCTTGAGACTTCCGCCTTCCCAGCCCGGCAATTCGTCAACGCGGATGTACTGATAGCCCATGCGCAGACGGTTGGGGATGGTGTCGCGGGAGTTCGTGGTGGTGGCCCAGAACGTGTGGTAGCCCGGGATTTTCGGGAGGTCCGGCAGTACGGACTGGTTGATGGTATCGCGGATCATGTGGAGGAACTCGTCATCCGACATTTCGCGGTCGTCACCTGCAACGTGGTCGCGCTCGTCTTCGCGGTCATCGTCGATATGGTCGGAGGCGCGCATTGGTTCTGCACCGCCCGAACGGGAAAGGGCTGCCTCAGTAGCGCGCCGCGAAGCCTTGTTCGCGGGCGCCTTGGCAGCGCCGTCTTCCGTCATCCTGGGTTCTGAACTCTTTGTCACTTCCTGCCCCTATCGACCACTAGCGTTCGTGCGGTCGAACTCAGCGTACCCCGCCAATATGCGCTGATACTTGGTCTTGTCAAGAATGGCGCCGTCGGCACCAATCGCCCCGGCCTGGATCATAGCCTCCTTGCGCGCCGGCGAAATCGTCACAGACTTGCGATTTTGCGGGGCTGAACCGCGATCAGCCGGCGCGCCAGTGGGCGGCCCGCGGCGCTGCGGCGCCGGCGCGCCCTGGCGCTGCTGGGGCTGCCGGCCGTCATTGGCTGGCTGACGCTGATTCGCGCCGCGGTCATCGTCGTACAGGTGGGGAAGGCGCTCGCGCAGCCGGTCCTCGACCTCGGCCCAATAGTCCGGGGTCGAGGGATCGAAGCCAGCGGCGGCGACAGCGCGATCGATGGCCAGCGCCACGTTGGAATCGATATCGTCCGGCGGCGGGTTCGGGTTGAACCATTCATGTTGGTCGTTGAAAGCATTGATAAAAGTCTGGACGCGGGCCGGCAATGGCGCTGGTGCCTGGCGCTGCTGGGGGGCTGACGCGCCCTGACGCGGCGCTGGCGGCGCACGGCGATCACCACCGCCATCGGCGCCCGGTGCCGGCGCGGCCCTGGCCGTCTCCAGCATCTTCTCGACCTGCTTCTTCTCGTTCCCCAGCTGGGTCTTGTTGACGAGCGCGCGGTCCCGTTCGTCCAGAGCGGCGACCAGCGCGTCATTGTCGGCCGACGACATGGCGGCCGCGATCTTGCTGTTGGC